TCGCTGATCCAAATGTCTTGGAAAGCGCGAGTCCTGTTACATCTCCTTCTGATCCGTCCACCACAGCAATCGCATCTTCCAGATTGGAATCCGGTGTTGCGGAAGCATAAGTTACTGTCTGGGTAACCTTTGAATCAAAATGATTATCTCCGATTACTGACGATGCTGTCATATTTCTAGGGTTAACTCCATGCATTCCAGCAAGATCGAATCCTTTTGCTACCTTATTTGCGAATCCATTATTGAACGCAGTCAAAATATCCAGCTGCTCTTCTTCTGTGGCTGTCATAAACTCATCAGATACTCTTGCACCATATTCAAATTTAACCGGTACAATTTTTACCGGATCAAGAGAGATGCCACCCTCCGTTTTCTTTCCATTCTCAGCAACAATGTCAATTTCATTGTCCATCGAAAAAATGAATTCCTTCAATCCGTTAAACGGAATTGGTGTCTGACCGCACAATGCTGCCAGTGATGATTTCCCTTTTACTTTTGTAATAAGATCTGTGACCAGTGTCGGGTCAAACATTGTCCCTTTTGATGTTGACATAGTTATTATTCTCCTTTCAAATTAGCCAGCATATTTTTCATTGCTGTTTTCTTGTCATCGATTTTCTGCGGATCTCCGCCGGCAAGTGGGGGAACATCTTTCTTTTTCAAGAATTTCGCCATAGTTTCTGCATCTTTCTTGATTGCCTCCTCATCAGATCCGCTTAACTTGTCAGCAAGCTCGAATGGAATTCCATTCTCATGAGCAAT